ATCAACTTCATGTAACTTATAACATTCAACAGCTAATGCTTTCTTGTATTCGTATTCAGCGTTGGCTTGTTCTTTCCCTTTGCTCCATAAATGAGAGTAGCTATCTGCTAAAGACTTTGATAGTTGTTCACGTTCGTTAAATAAATTTACTATATCCATTATTTCACCTACTTAATTTGCAAATTTTGTTTCTTGACTAATGTTACTCCATCTATTAAGACACCATTTTTCAAAGCTTTCTTTATCTCGGCTTTGTCAGCAACAGCTGTTGTCTTGATTTTAATATAATCAGTAGCTATTAGAGATTGATCTATAATGTTAACAGTTTCAGACTTTCTAAAGCTGAATGAGAAGTGGTCTGTCTTAAACTTGGTTCTCTCGCTCAATAGCAAGGCTTCAGAAAGGTTTTCTTTCATTCTTGATACATTCATATCAATAGCTTTCTTGCGTTCGTTTAAACGGTCCATTTCGGCTTTCAGTGCGTTTGCGTTAGCTTGTAGATTTGTAATGACTAAACCATAACCTTCGGCTTTAAGTTCAATATCTTCGTTAATCTGTTCCATAGCTTCGCTGATTGCTTCTTCGTCAAACTCGCCATTTTCAGCGAGTTGTTGCAATTTCTTGTAGCTTGATTTTAATTCATATATATTCATTTATTTTTTCTCCTTTGGCATTTTAGAGTAAACTAATTTGTGAGTTTTACTATTCATGATAGCCAATCCATCTATTGACTTACTATCATAAATTATTTTACCTACATGGAAATTATCATAACATTTACCATTTTTGATATTACATTTATCAGCTGGGATCCATATAAAAGGTGATGTGTAAAGTTCTCTACCAATTCCCCAATTAAAACACGCTCTCTTAAAGCTATCAGATGCAAGTCCTTTTTCTTTAGCTGCGAAACTTTCTGCTCCTGTATCTTCCTTGCTTATCCATTGTTTTAAATCATCAGACCAAATTGATACGGTACAGTTTTTGTTATCTCTTGAATGTTCTCTTTTCCATTTAAACGCTCCTACCGTTTCATCAAGAATATTCATGTCGCATCTAGCGTCTTTATATAATAATAATGATATTCCATTTTCTTTTACTACCGCTATTCTTACGTCTATTTCTTCCGCTAATAATAATCTAAACATTATTCAACCTCTTTTCTTCTTTCTATCTCATTGTCTAAGTCCTCGTAAGCAAATTCTAATTCTTCAATCTTTGCTTCGATTTGTTCTTCTAACACCTGAATATCATTTTTAATTAGTTCTATACAATCCTTGTAGTATGTTATTAACATTATTTACAATCCCTTTCAAAACACCTGTGCATATCTTCGAGTTCCAATTCTCCGATTCTTGCTTCTAATACTTTGATTTTGCTGTTAAGTTCGGCTAATTCGTCTTCTGTCGCTTCTTTTTCATCTAACAGTTCGTCTAGTGCATTATTCATAGCTGATAGTCTATACATATTCCCCCCTAAATAAGTTCTTGAATGATTTTAACGAGCTCCCTTTTGGTAAGTTCTTTAAACTTAATATCTGTTACTCCGTTATGATGCCAGAAAAGTCTATTCTTTTCGTATATGTCCATTTTGCTACCAACCTCCTTAATTGCGTTGGCTGCTTCTATCATTGTAATATCAAGTGCTATACATAATTTAATTAAACTTTCGCTTGCAGGTATAACTCCTGATTCCCAATTTGACACCTTTTCTTGTGTTGATCCTAATAATAATGCTACTTGGCTTTGTGTTAAGCCTAAATCGTTTCTAGCTTTCTTTATTAAATCTTTTAACATCTTCCGTCCCTCCTTTTCGACATACCTAATTATATCATTAACGGTATATATAGTCAACGGTATATTTGTTGTAATAATGCACAAAAAAAGAACAGGTAATTTATGCAATTTCACACAAACACTTGTTCTTTTACCTTGACGCACATTGCTGTTTATGTTATTATAAGGATATAAACATACAAGAAAAGGAGATTACATGGATAATTTAGTCGTATTAAATAAGGAAGTGCCTGTTACAGATACACTTGTAATTGCAAAAGGATTAAGCCGACAACATAAAAACACTATTTCGCTTGTCAGGGATTATGAAAGTTCATTTAAAAAGCTAGGCAAAATCGCGTTTGAAACGCGTAAATCAAAAAGAGGTAAACCTACAACAGTTGCAATATTAAATGAAGGTCAGGTGTATTTCTTGTTCACTTTATTTAGCAATTCAGAAACAGTTGTTAATTTCAAGGTAAGACTTGTTCAAGATTTCATTAGAATGAAGACGGTGTTGTCTAATCTTCAAATTGAACGAAACAAGGAAGAATGGATAGAAACTAGATCACAGGGGAAATTAACAAGGAAAGAAACAACAGCCACTATCCAAGAGTTTGTAAAGTACGCTACTATACAAGGAAGTCAAAATGCTGTGCGGTACTATTCAAATATTACAAAGATGGAAAACAAGGCTTTATTCATACTTGAACAAAAATACCCTAACGTAAGGGAAATGCTAACACATCATCAGCTAAGCACTATAAAAATAGCAGACAGAGTTATTGTTGAAGCATTAGAAGATGGAATGATTGATAATATGAATTACAAAGATATTTACAAGTTAGCTAAAGAAAGAGTTGAAACACTCGCTACATTAATAAAGCCGACTATGGTTATTAACTACAATGAAGTCAAAGTTATCGAGGGATAAGCTATTGTGCAACTTGTATATAATTTAGGTGAATGTTTGGTGAGTATTTAGTAGTTGGGTATGATATGATAAAAGAAAACGGAGGTTGAAAGAATGAAAGTATTATTGATAGGTGGGAGTCCATGTCAGGACTTCAGTCAAGCGAACATAGAACGAAAAGGGCTAGAAGGTGAAAAGAGTGGACTATTTACAGAGTATAAGAGGTTATTTGATGAAATCGGTCCGGACTATTTCTTACTTGAGAATGTATCAATGGAAAAAGAAGTATACGCTGTAATATCTCAAGAACTAAACGTGCAGCCAATAGAGGTAAACAGTGAATTAATATCTTGCCAATCTAGGAAAAGAGTATATTGGACGAATTTTAGAACATCATCTGATTTATTGGGAATGAATTATGTGGATATACCGCAACCGAAAAACAAAAACATAAAATTTATAGATTGTTTACATGATAAGGGTTATTCTCCTAAGTTAAAAGCTAGAGCATTACTTGAAAGCGATAGCAGATTTTTATCTACACCTATAAAGATGTTTCACAGATGGTATTCGGCAGGATTTACAAACCTTATTTTCTTACATGAAGGGCATTACATACTATGTAAACAAGATTATGATAGGAATTATAAAGGAATGAGTGCAGAAGAAATAGACAACACGAATTATGACCGATCAGTTTACGAAGGTTTAAGATATATGACTGTTGAAGAATCAGAAAGATGTCAAACAGTACCAGATGGTTATACTTCTATGTTAACAGAAAATGAAGCTAAAAGTTTATTAGGTGATGGTTGGACAGTTGATGTTGTGGCTTACTTAATGTCATACATACCTATTAAGCACTTTGATATAGTAGTTAGTCTGTTTGATGGCATGAGTTGTGGACAAATAGCTTTAAACAAACTAGGCATAACATACGATTATTACTTTGCAAGTGATATTAAACCATTTGCAATCAAGTGTACGCAAGAAAATTATCCTAACACAATACAGATAGGTGATGTTACTAAAGTTAAATGGAAAGACATACTTAGTTTAGTTGTGTAATTTGTATAATTCAAACATGAAATTTATTGCAACATTACCATAGAATTACTAACAGTTATTTGATATGATAAAAGAAAACGGAGGTAGGAAGAATGAATAATAAACAAGAATTTATAACACTTATAGAAACAAGTGTACAACTGCCATGTTACAGTGGTGAAGCTATTTTAATATGGATAGGTGTTAATGACATTGATTTATTTACAACGTTAATTGGTGATAATTATTTTTGTGAAGGCGATGTTGACGTAACATTAATGGGTGATTATATTTGTTTTGATGGCAAAGATTTACTAGGGTATATGGAGATAGAAGAATCAGAACTTGACATAACGAGGGGAAGTAGGTAGAAGAAGAATGAATGATTTAGTCGAATTAGGGATTAGAAAGCTAGTATTCAGGTGGTCAAGACAGTGAACTTGTCAGAGCATATATCGCATACAGGGGATATAACATAATAATAGCGTCAGTTAATACATATCGAGAGCATAAAGAAATAAGGAAGCGAATGTATAAATACTCTGATTATGTAATATATCCAACAAAATCTTTTAAATGGGTCAATGATAATTATGGCACGCCTTGCTTCTCTAAGCAACAAGACGAATACATCAAGCGTTACCAAAAAGGAAGCCGATCCGAAAACACCATGAGAGCAATAAATGGTGGCGAAGGCAGCAAGTTCCAACTAAACAAGAATGCTAAACAAAAAACATTAAGCGAAGAACTACACAAAGTCAGTGGGGAATGTTGCAAGTACACAAAAAAAGAACCTTTAAGATTGTTTGAAAAAGAACATGGCCTTAAGCCTATTGTATGCGTAAGATCCGAAGAAAGTGTTACGCGTGCAGCTAAATATACAAGTTGTTTAACGGCATCAGGGAAGTTTACACCTATATACGACTTTCCGAAAAAGATAATAGAAGCACTTAACAATTTCTTTGATGTAGAAAAACCGAAGGTGTACGACCGAGTATCTAGGACAGGCTGTATCGGTTGTCCATACGGTAGAAACATAGAAGCTGAATTATCAATAGTAACGGCAGCACAGAAAGCATACGCTGTTAACAGTTTTAAAGCTTCTTATGATGTTAAGGGCGTTAATTACAATGACACACAAATGAATATAATGGATTATTCGAAGGAGGGGCAAGAATGATTGAGCGACTAGAACGAGAATTAAAAAACATTAACAATGAAATGAGAGTTAAACATTACCGAATCGGTACTCCTGATTATATCCGGTTGGTTTGCAGAATGAATCGGATAGAAGGAGCATTGTCAATAATAAGAGGGTATGAGGTGTAAGATGGAAAACGCAATAGTAGATACAATATTTGTCACAGGGTACGCAATAGCCATATTATTCATTTTGGCAACAACAGCATTGATATTATCAGTAGTTTACGCTTTGTCGGTATCGGCGTTTAAAGGCATTGTAAATAAGCTGATGAAGGAATACATGATTATATACTATAACACGTCAGAAAGCGAAATTATGGGCTTACAGGCAAGGTTATATGCTGTTAGCAAGAGTGATGCAGTGAGAAGGTTTAGATTGAACTATGGTTACAGGTTTAGGGTTACGGAGGTAGAGAAATGCACATAAAATATGCTGAATATTTTCTAGGAATCGGAGCGCCAGGCAAAGCAATACAACGAGTAGCCACTAGGCACGGAGATACATGTGAGTTTGTGTACGGTTTTGAAATCGACAAGTATGCAAGAAATGCTTTTTCTGCTATACATGGAGTAGATGAAGACAAGATTTATCATGATGTAACGGATCAACCTAAAGAACTACCATATGTAGATATAGTGTTTTATAGCCCACCTTGCCAAAGTTTTAGCATAGCTGGTAAAAAGGAAGGAACAACAGTTGACAAAGGTAATCTATTTTATGCAGCACTACAGGGAATCATTAAAAGCAATCCGAAGTATGCTATTATGGAGAATGTATCTAACTTAAAAAATCAGTTTGCAGATGATTACAACGCTATGTTAAGGGCTTTAGATGATGAAGGGTATACAAGTTATGCTAAAGTATTAAATAGCAAAGATTACGGTATACCACAGAATAGAGAACGTATATTTATTGTAAGTATGAGAAAAGATGTTTACGAAGATGGTCAACGGTTTGAGTTCCCATTACCTATTAGATTAGATAAAAAATTAAAAGACTTACTAGAAGATGAAGTTGACGAAAAATATTATCTAACAGAAAAACAAATCCATAATATTAGTCATTGGAAGTCATATCAAAACCCATTAGACAACATCTTAGAAGGGGATAGTATTTCCCCCACTCTAACAGCTAGAGGTGCTGGAGAAATGCACAGTGGAATGATTGTTTTAAAAGTAAATTCAGCGAATAATGTCGGATATGAAGAACTTTCTCCCGGTGATGCGTTAAGATTGGACAATCCAAAAAGCAAAACAGGACGTGGAAGGGTAGGAAAAGAATGTTCAATGACATTAACCACGAGTATAAATGTTGGATATTATAATGGCTCAAGAATTAGGACGTTAACTCCGTTAGAATGTTTTAGCCTACAAGGTTTTGACGATATTGATTATTATAAGGCTATAGAATCATTTAATAAAACATTTAAAAGAAAGTCAGATAGTCAAATGTATAAACGAGCAGGTAATAGTATTACGGTAAACGTAGAAGAAGAAATGCTAGAGAATCTTATATATCAACGTAAACAACTAGGTAATCAATTAAGTATGTTTTAGGAGGGCGAAAGATGTTAGAATGTTTAATATACGCATTAAGAAAGACAGCAGGCAAGACTTGCTATAATGACAGAGTTAGGTTTATCGAAGACCTTGATTTTGACAAGGACGAACTTATAAAAGACGGTGTAATCGACAGCAATTTATTAGCGAAGGGAGAATTATGAAATATTACAAGTTCAATGATTTTGTACATGTATTTGAAGCATTGCCAAGTGAGGGTGACTTAGTAGCCCATAGTGAAGATAAACTGACAACAGTAGGCAATACGAAACATGATTGGTATGATAATCACAAGGATTGGCACAGAATAGCAGCTATTAATTGTTCATTCTTTAACGGTAACGGTTCGCGGAATGGCGCTGACATGGAAGATACTAGATGGTTAGTTAAACCTTATGCTAATAGTCCATTTGTCAATATGGTTTATCGCAAGTCAACAGGAGAATTGTCCATAACTGATAGTGTTTATTTTTCTGACTATGATGGGGCAGAGTTTGTAAAAGGTGTTTGTCCATTATTAAGAGATGGTAAAATTGATCGTAGCAAAAAACAAGTATACGAAGGTAATTCTCCTCGGACGTTAATAGGACAGAAAGAAGATAAAACTATTGTTATGGTGGTTACTGATGGCAGACCAAAGGGAATGACGTTCGAGGAATCAGCTTCGCTCATGATGAAGTTAGGTTGCACCGTTGCTTTCACATTAGATGGCGGTGGAAGTTCTACAATGGTTATCGGAAATGAAAAGGTAAACACTAACGAGAATAGAAAAGTTTACGATTCGTTGATATTTTATTCTAAAGAGAAATTAGAAAAGGAGAAAGTTATGGAGTTTAAATGTAAATACCCTACAAAATCAAGAAGAATAACAAGCCCTTATGGACCTAGAAATATAGGTGATGGTTTCCATGACGGAATAGATATAGGAAGGCTAGAAGTAAGCGGTGAAGATATACGAGCAGCTCATGACGGAACTGTAGCAATGAGTTACTTCTCTAAGTCTTACGGTAATTGCGTTATTATCAATGACAAAGATACCAACTACAGCACGTTATATGGCCATATGGTAGACAGAAGAGTAACGCAAGGTAAAACAATCAATCAAGGTGAGTTAATCGGTCATATGGGGACTACAGGCAATTCTACAGGTGTTCATTTACATTTTGAGGTTAGAGATAGACATTATGACAGCAAATATTGGAATAGTCACGAAGGTGAGTTTTATTCTAGCCAAGACCCTATGAAATTTTTGGTTGATGAACCTGAATTAGTAGAACAATCAACAGTTGATAATATTAATGAGTTGCTGAAATCTATAGCTGCTAATGTTGCTGATATTGAATTGCTAATGAAAGAACTGTAATTAGACAATAGAAAACAATTGTGAAGGAGAGTTAATTATTTGAATATACTAAAAAACGCACATGAACTATTTGGACAAATGACTGATGTTGAATATTGTGGCAGCCCAAAAGGAGAAAAAATATATAACAAAGAGGTTGTTAAGATGTTAGAATGTTTATCATACGGAATACAACACAATGATTATAGATTAATCGAAATAGACAACGAAATAAAAAAAATAATAAAAGAAGTTAAAGAAGGTACTAAACTATTTTAACTTAACAAATATCACAAATTGTAAAGCAAAGCCCCCTACTTAATTGTAAGGGGCAATCTTTTTATATTTTTTTAGCTACTTGTGTCCCAAAATAAAATGCTATGATGATAAATACCATTTGTTCGTAGCCTTGCAAGTCAATCTTTTCAGTTATTGCTAGGTACGAGTAAACAAGCACAAACACAAATGTTACTAGTGACTTAACGTCAATTAAATTATTGGCAAGTTTTTTATATCCTCAAACAGTTTTACAACTAACCCATTTGCACCCATAGCTGAATACACATTAAACAATCTTTCAAACGTCTTGTATTCTATTGATGTCAGACTACCCTTCAACATATACTCTCTATGTTGTTTAAGCAAACTAGCACCTATTTGACTGATGTTTGATTCAATCAACAATGCTGTGTTTTTCATAAGCAATGAATGTTCAGCCGTTTGTACGACTAGCGAAGCTTTAAACTCCTTGATAAATTCGTGGTCCATCTTATGCCTTTTGCTTTTTGCAATTACCAATTCCACCATCTTCTTTCCTGAATAGCTAAGTATTCCTGTTATTATAAATATAAGTATTGCTGTTTCAATTGATGTCATTATACTCTCCTTAGACTTTTCTTACAGTATAATACTTTTTACGTTAATAAACAAGGATATATGTACTATTTACATAAGCACGCTAACTCTATCACCATTGCTGTTATTAAAACAACTAAAAGTCCACCATACATGAAAAATCTTTCGCTATTATTCATGGTTCACTTTCTTTCTATTGTGCGACTACCACTTCTTTATTAGCTACTAAAATACTTTTAGCTTTATCAACCGTTATAAGTTTAGCTTCAATTTCATGCTTAGCACACTCAATTATAAAGTTATTCGTTTTTTTTTCATCTGTAATAGGCAATAAATAAATAGTGCCTTTAGTTTCTACGTTTGCAACTGTGTTGTTGATAGGTGACAAGTTAATTGACTTTGCATTTGTTCCTATACTTTCCCAATCAATCTTGTTTTCTTTTCTTCCTACTAAATCAACCAATGAATTTGTTTCTAATGTTAAATATTTCATATTTTATACCTCTTTCTTTTATTTTGTTCCACCTACATCACTATATGTTGATGATAGAGCATTTGTATTTATATCTATTAATGTTGTTGGGTCTAACTCTATTATATCCATTGTAAATAGTCCACTACTTCTTAAAGTATATAGCCGACTAACTGCGCCACCAAGTTTTCTAATTGATGTTGTTACAGATGATGTTGGTAATAATGTATCTTTGTCTATTATATATACCTTAGTATCATCAGAAAGATAAAGTGTGCTACTAGTACCGCCAAGACCTCTAGTCGTTGTGCTAGGTGTACTTGCTGAATTAATAGATAGTTTAGTATCAACATCTAACTCATATATTTTACTAGATAACTTGTCAGATACAAACAGTCTGTCTGACGTTCCGCCAATTAGTTCAGCATAACTATCAGGTGCAGCAGCATAAGACAATGATAATAGTGTGTCAGGGTCTAATTCGCGTATGCGGTCCTCACCAGTATTAGTCGAATATAGCCTACCCCTTATTCCACCGAGTCCGCGAACAGGATTATTATCAGTAAATACTGTGTTAATAGGCACCCCTGTGTCAAAGTTTAGTTCATAAATGATGGAATGTAATGCGTCCCCCTTTAATAAAAACAATCTTCCATCTGCAGGGACTGTAAACCTCGCGTCAAAGTCAATAAATGATTCAAGGACCCCACCATCTACACTCGTCACTGTTCCCTTTGTGTAATCGCACGTTATAACATCTTCCTCTGTTAATGTTTCTGCTATGTTTACTTGGTAAGTTGTAGCTGTTGGTTGTGTTATCGAGTCTATTGTTAATGCCACGCTGTCAGCTTCACAACTAAATTGGCTCTCTAAGCCTGTTGGGCTTGACATAGCTTTGTTAAATGTTAATGTTATTTTTGAAGCACTCATAAGCACTCCTTTCTATATTAAACTAGCTGTTGCACTTAATAAAATAGGTGCAGGTATTAGTATTGTCTTTTCCCATCTTGATGTTAAAATATAATCGTTAATAACAAGAGTACCTGTGTCAACAACTAAATCAACATCAATTGTCATTATTTCGATTGCGTGGGCCGATTCAGGCATTGAAAAAGTTCTTGTGTTGTTGCCTATTGCGTAATCAACTGTAAACGTGTATTTTGTTACTGTGTCTACTTTATATGTTAGCGTTAAAGTACCTGTTGCGGTTGCTGTGAAGCTTATAGTCAAGTCTGTCATTATATCTGATACATAAGGTAAATATAACTTTAACTCTCTATTAACTGTTGCTGTTGATACGCTTAAAGCTGTTGTAATATCATAATACGAGCCATAAGCACCATATACACTGCCGCTACTTGTTGAAACTGTAGTACTATTAATAAGTTTAGCAAAGTAATCTTTGTAGTCTTCTGTTCGTTGTGTCGAAAAGTCCGTCGAACTTCTTCTTGTACAGTAAATTGTTGACTTTAAAGTTCCCCCTAAATCTTCAATAGTTACGTTCTCAATCAAGAAATACATGTCCGAATTAATTCCAACCGTAGGCAAGTTAACTTTTAATCTTGTCCCTGCAACAAACTCATTAGTAAAAGTTGTAAATGTTAGCATGTAAGGGAGTGTGCCATATCGTTTCAAGGCATTTTCAGCAACTATTGTCGCGTCTGCTATACTTTGTGATTCAGTGTCTTTAATCGTATCGCCATAAATACCGCTAGTACCTTCTATAGTCGCTCTTTCGCTTATTTCTGTATTATTCTGTGCAAAGACAGCTACTTGTTCCCCTGTATCATCAAACTGACCTATCACCCATTGTTTGTTCCTATAATTATCGAGGGATATTTCGACATCTATAATATCAAAGTCTGTAAAAGTTGGCGTTGTCTCGGCTAAATCATAATCGGCGTCAATAATCGTATCTTCATCGATAAAATACATATCTTTATCAAAGTCTATATACCATTTAAAGCCGCTTGCCGTTGCTAATTTATCAAGAGATTCTTTCACCGATTCAGCCGTCGAATAAAAGCTGTCCATGTATGCACCATCGTCTATAGTTCCTAATCCGACATTGTCATCATAACTAGAGTAGCCTAAAACGTCATCAACATAGCTTGTAACAATATCGCCTGCATATTGATTATTTCTAACGTTCGTTGCTATTCTGCGAACAGGTATCTCGTTATAGTCTAGTGCTGATATAAACAACCTAATCTTTGTTGTACTGCCTATTTCAGGCGCTAAACGCTTCACGCGTATGTTTTTTACAACTCCACCGAATATAGTTGTTGAGCCATCTTTAAATTTTACGTCTTGTCCTGCGTACATGCCATTTGTTGTGCCGACTGAATCCGATGTCGTTGTAAGTGAAAACGACAAAGAACCCTTGTAGTCGACATTAGTATTAGCAAATAATGATTGTGCGTCAAGTAACGCTGTTTTATCTACGTTGTTTATTAGTAAAGTATAGGCCATTATTTAACACCTGCTTTTTTAAGCTGATTAATTATTTTATTACCTAAAATATCAGCGTCACGATCATTCATTAATGTATTGCCTGTGATATTTAAAATAATATGGTTTGCTCGACTTAAATCCGAATTTGACGGAACATAATTGTAAGATGTAGTGCCAAAACTGCCAGCACCTCCGCCATTACCTGTTTTCATACGTGCTTTTGCTTCACGTTCTGCAGCACCTTCTTTGACTGAATCATTAAACGTGTCATAAGTAGGCAATAACCCAAATTGCTTCATTAAACCTACAGGTGTAAAATCGGAAATGTCGGTTTGTGCTGATTTAGGCAATAAGTTATTAAACTTTTCGTATGCTGTTATAGCTGCGTCTATAGCTGTTGTAATTGTACTAATTATTTCAGCAGCACCACCGAATGCTGATTCAACAGCCGTCAAGAATTTTGGGAAGTCTTCTTCCGCTTGTGTTAATATATCTGATATTGCAGGACTTAAATGGTCGTTGAATAAGTCAATAATAGGTTTAACTGCTAGTTCTACGCTTTCAAAAACACTTTCTACAGTTGTTTTTATCTCCGGATAATGATCCACAACAAAAGTAACAATGTTTTCTAATACAGGTAGTAAATGAGTAGTGAAGTACTTCCATACGCCTTTGGCAACGTCTGTAATACCGTTAAAGGCATCACTCGCCATAGTTTTTATAGTGTCTCCGTTGGTGTCCCACCATTCCTTTACTTTGTCAAATATTGGAACTAATTCTTCTATATAAAAAGTAACAACGTTTCCTGCTACTTCTTTAATTTTATCGAAAACATTTTCTGCTATTTCTTTTATTTTTCCACCGTTATCTTCCCACCATTTCGAAACTTTTTCAAATGCAGGTGTTAAGAACTCATTAAATTTAGTCACGACTGATGTGGCCATGGGAATTAATTTCATACCTAGCGTTGTCGCGATATCTCCTATGCTTGATTTTAAAGCTTTCATTTGATTTGTATATGAACCAGCGGAACGCTTGGCATCACCTAAAGCATTTTGACTTTGCGTAACTGCTAATTTGTAAACAAGTTGTGCTTTCGCTGAATCGGTCAACTCATTATACACTAAGCCTTGTGCTTCTGCGAAATCTTTAACTCTATCCACATTTAATAACAAGCCTAATTGTTTTGCACTTTCAGCTTCGCCTAACATGGCTTTAGAAATTGCATCTATAGCAACAGCGTCTTCTACATTGTTAAAACTCGCTAAATCTGTTCCTAATTTAACTATATCTTTAGATAAATCAAATGACTCTTCTGCTGTCATTCCTAAACCTTGTTGCAAGTCCGCTAAGTTAGATAAATATTCTTGAGTGTCGTACTTCGACCGGCCTACTGCCTTTGAATATTCAGTGGACCATTCATCTACCTTATCTGTCATACCTGCAAAAACAACGTCATATTTGTTTCGCATTTCTTCGGCATCAGCACCCATTGATATTAATTTGCCACCAACCGCAACCGTTGCAGCTGCCACTGCTGCTGTTGCTATAGCTGCTGTTTTAGCTACCTTTGCCATTGTATCTTTAACCGTTCCAAAGCCCTTTGTAAAGTCCTTAGTGTCGGCTTCTATTTTCATGATAAGAGTACCTACGTCAACCATTCGCACTCCTTTCTTTGATTAAATCAAAATAAGCAACCCATTCAATTACTTCGCTTGCAGACATTCCGTCTTCTAACTCCTGAACTGTTTTATGTAGTTCAAGAGCGAGACGAAATAAAAATAATCTAAATGGATTGCTCTCTAGTTTTTTACTGTTTCTTCCTTGCTAGGGGAACTTAATTTTTTAGCTATACCGTAAAGTTTATCAATTACCCATGAAGGCATTTGTTTAACTTGTTCAAGTTCTTTGATGTCAAATAGCTTGTTGCCTTCCTCATCATAACAAGACATTATTACTAGTTTAATTTCTGCATTTTCTGTTTTCATGACAGGTTTATTGCCTTGCATAGTATAAAGCGAATGCTCATACTTGCTCGATTGGCCTGCTGTTAATTCTTTTACAATAATAATTTCATCATTTATTATTACTTGTTGTTCTTTTAGTTTCATGTTAAATAATTTTGTTTTATCCATTTATAGCACTCCTATATTGTTTGTGATCTGATACGATACAGACTCGTTAATCAACGCTGATACGCTAGAATCTATACTATCGCTTGTTAAAACTCCGTACGCTAAAATTGAATGTGTACTATCAAATATTATTTTGATTATTTTCATGTTTCCATCTAACAAAGCATCAATAAACAAATCATCAGACACGTGAAAACGTCCCAAATTAATTGTGCCACTACGCAAGCCTGCTTGAAATGTCTTAAATGATACATTAAAAGGTGTGTTGTCTAGTGCGTCTGCTGTTCCTGCAAAAGTATAACTGTTAGCTGTAGCAATTGCACTAGGAGTTAAGTAAGCACCATCAAGCGTTATAACTCGACCTGCGTCTGCCGTGTCAAATGAAACGGTACCTGTTAAGTAATTGACTATATGATTTTCTACTGTAATCACTCCACTATCTTTAACAACTAATGGAGTGTTTATGTCCATAATTCTCTTGGCTGTATTAGTTATTTGATAATTTGTGTTGTCTGCTGTAGTTGTTGCTTCTGCTGTCATTGTTGTGCCTGTTACTGCGTCTAACACTTCGACATTATATCCTTGCAGTGTCATCTAAAGCACCTCCTATGATTCCACCGTAATAGTACCTGTAAGTTGTAATGTGGCCGAAAAGTTAACAGTGCCTGCTACAGTAGCATCTACGGAATAATTAGTAACAATTGCATCCGCTGAAAAACCATTAGTTCCATTTGTTAAAAATACAGCATCTGTTAAAACTGTGCCTGCTAAAAATGCTGTCATCATTGCTACTTGACCGTTCGTGTCTGTTGGGTCGTAAAACCCTGATATATTTATGGTTCCACTTCTTAGACCTGCTAAAAAACTTCTTACCACTTCTCCAAATGCCGTTACGTCTAAAGAATCGCCTGTAAAAGCGTTTGTAATTGAGTTTAATTCTGCTACTGTATTCTCTCCTAGTGCGAAACTTGCTCCATATCCTTGCATGCTTAACCCTGCTTTCTACCACCAAATGTAGGCGGATTTAATTTATTATCTTGTTCATCAATTCGTTTCATGAGTGACGTTACTGTTTTATTTAAAATATCGACTTGTGCTTCTAATTTCTTAATTCTTTTGTTATTAAACATTGAAACGCTCCCATCTCGTTACTTTTATAACCTTGTTCAAGTCCGAATCTATAAAGTCGGCTTGTGAGCCTGTCAGACGGTAATTAAGGCCTTCCATTGCTGTTTTGATACTATCAATCAAGTTGTCGGCTAAAACTATCTGTTCAGGGCTTACATACAAGTCAATTTGATATATTCGTTCTTCTGCTTCTCTATTAATGCCAAACGAATATTCGCTACTAATATCTAAGTTCTTATAAACAGCTAAAGGGAATGTTTGCGATATTGTCGGCCTTGATAGCCAAAATAAATCTACAATACTGCTCACTGCTGTATATATTTCAGCTGTTAATTGAGTTTCAGTTTTCATTTTGTCATTCCCTTCTGCATTTGCAACTTAAATATAGCATCTGCTGCCTTTTTTGTTTTCCTATACGCTCTTAACATAAATCCTGCTGAACCATTTGTCGCTAAATATTCAACGCTAGGTGCATATATAACATTAGTTCCAATGTAAACTGCATCTTTAGCTGTCGAACGTCTTACATTATCCGTTACACTTTGCCCTAGAGGTGTATAAACTTTCTTGTTAACTGTATAACTCATTGAGTTTCTAAGTCTTCCAC